CTGATGCTGTCCTAATAAGTAGTTGTGGAAAAGTGTCTGAATTGGCAAATGTTATATTCTTTACTATTTCAAGAGGTGAATTTGGAGCAGTTTGTCCAATTCCAACACGACCACCACTAGCACTATCAATATGCATAACTGTTTGACCAGATTGTACAAATCTAGTATCGCCTGCTGAACTTAAAGTTAAAGTATTTGGAATACTTGCATGTGATGCACCAGCAAATTGTATTTGACCATTAGTTCCACCAGCATCAAGTAACATTCTTACATCACTACTTGCACTTGTTTGTTCTAGTTCAAGTTGTGTAGAATCTGTGCCTGAAATATGAAGAAGTCTTGCTGGTGAGGTTGTACCAATTCCAAAATGCCCAGTATTATCAATTCTAGCCCTTTCAGTTCCATTAGTACCGAACACTAAGTCATTATTTATTTTATTAAATAAAGATAGCTCATCAGCAGCAGTTGCACCAAATTCAAGCATTGAATAAGCCACACCACTTCTTTCAAAACCAAATCCATTATTTGCATTTGCATCAGCAATAATGTCTCCATTTACATGAAGTGTGCCAAGTGGATTTGTAGTTGAAATTCCAACAGAATTAGCTGAAGAATCTACAAATAAAGTTCCGCTATCCCAGTTTAAGTCTCCAGTACCACCTGTAAGAGCTGTAAGCGTACCAAGACTTGTTATATTAGGTTGTGCTGCTGTAGCTAGTGTGCCTGTTATAGCACCTGTAACATTAAGAGTAGAAGCCATGTCTACAGCACCATCTATATCTACTACGTCTAAATTAGTTGTTCCGTCTACATCTATATCGCCTGATATGTCTAGACTTGCAAAGACTGAAGTACCTGTAGCAGTTACTGTACCTGTTACGTTTATGCCTGTACCATTTGTGCGTAATCGCTCTGAATTATTAGAATAAAGTACAACATTACCATTATTTATAAACTCAGCTAGGGTTTCACCACCTGCTGTCTCCATTAATATCTTTGTGCCGTTCGCTAATAAAGAAAGGTTACCAGTACCAGAATCTTGAATATAACTATTACTTCCATCATGATAAATCTGTAAATCTGAACCTGCTCCAAAGATGGCTTTAGTATTGTCAGTAAATGTTAAAGCATCTGCTGAAGCATCCCAAGTCATTTGAGCTGTAGAGCCTGTGTCTTCGTAAAAGGAAATGTCTCCGTTGGCTGCTATAAGTAAACGGTCTGCTTCTTCGGTTCTAAGTTTTAAATAACCACCACCTGTTGAGTTTACAGATGCATCAATTATTAAACCTTTGTTAGAACTGTCATCACTATTCTGGGTTATGGTTGTACCAACAATAGTAGAACCAAAAGAAATAAACTGGTCAGTATTAGCTGCCCTACGGAAACTGACATCACCATCAACAGTCAAACCATCAGCAGTTACTGTACCAGTAATATTAATATCACCAGTACCTGTTATATCGCTTGAGTTTAAGTCTAAATCACCACCCAATTGCGGAGTTGTATCTTCTACAACATTGTTAATAGAAACAGCTTGTACTCTAGCATCTGTATAATAAAGATTAGTACCTTCAGTTAAAGAAGATGTTGATTTAGAACTTAAATCTAAATTAGCTCCTGTTTGTAAATTGATTCTAGTATCTGCTCTAGCATTACTAAAATAAATATTCGTTGAACCCTCACCAATATCATCAGTATCTAATACAACAGCACCAGTTAGTGTATTAACACTTGTTACTGGAGACGAAGATTGAGTAAAGCTAATAACACCAGTTGAGCTATTATAAGAAATATCACCAGTTGCAGATATAGCAGCTCTTGACCTTGCATCTGTATAATACAAACTTGACCCTTCTGCTAAATCATCAGTATCATGATTAGATAAGCTAGATACAGTTCCTGTAACTGCTCCTTCTATGTTAGCAACTAAAGTTCCTAGGGAGTTAAGTGTTATGTTTCCTGTAGCACTACCATCTGCTGTAGTAAGACCCATTGTAAATTTATCAACAGACTCATCCCACATAAAGATACCATTATCAGCAGTACCTCTATTAATAAGCATACCTGAGTCATTAACAGGACTTCCTGTAAGACCTGCATTAAGTTGGAATAGGTTATCTTCTATATCTAAATTGGTTGTGTCTAATGAGGTTAGAGTGCCATTAACAGTTAAATTACCTGCTACTGTTAAGCTATCAGCAATTTGTACATCATCAGGTAGTGATAGTGTTACATCTGCAGACTCACTACCACTTCCTGATACAGTAATCTTGTTAGCAGTTCCTGTAATGGTTTGTATATAGTTACCTGTAGTGTCGTTACCTAAAACAACTGAATTATCTGCAACGCTAGTAGCCTGTATTCCAAGAGCATCAACAAATGATTTAGTTACTCTTGCATCAATAGCTGAATTTGCTCTTGTATCTGTATAGTATAAATTAGTATTTTCAGTTAAATCAGCAGTTGTTTTATTACTAAAAGCAGAATTAAATCGTGATTGGGTATAATACAAACTACTAGTTCCTTCACTTAAATCATCTGTATCTTTAGATGTAAAAGCAGAATCAAACCTTGCTGTTGTGTAATATAAATTAGTGCCTTCTGCTAAATCACTTGTAGATTTACTTGCAAGTCTAGTATCAAAATCTGAATTAACTCTAGCTGTTGTGTAATATAAATTGCTACCTTCAGTTAAGTCTCCAGTATCTTTAGTAGCTAATCTTGAATCAAAATCTGTATTTGCTCTAGTAGTTGTGTAGTAAAGATTAGTATTCTCAACAACAATAGAAGTATCTAAAGTTGCAGTAGATGATTGGTTAGAGCCATTACCTATAAATATCTTGCCATTATCTAAGTTAGGAGTAGCATTACTTCTTCCAGCACCACCCACTTTAATAGAACCAGCAGCAGCATGACTTCTAATAACTTTACCAATGTTTTGTATTTGACTGGATTCACCTGTTGGAGCTGTAGTTGTATAAGCACCTGCTGTTGTAGATACATAAAGTACTTGCCCTTCTGATACGCCTGAAGTATCTAATTCTTCAATAGTACCAAAGGTAACGACTTGTAATGCAGCATTATCATTAGCATCAGATAAAGCTAATCCAAATGCAGGCATTTTAGATGCATCATCAGCTTTAGCTTGAGCAACTGTCGGTACATCACCTGATACGCCTGATATATAAACAACATCACCTTTGCTTAAAGCACCATCTGCTTTAGCATTAAATCTTATACCACCTTCTAAATCACCTATAAATTCTTCTGTAGCAGTAATAATATTAAAAGTAACATCATCACTAGTTGCTACAGCTTGTCCTATAGCAATACTAGGAGTAGAACCTTCTCCAGTTCCACCTGTTACTGTTACGCCAGTTCCACCTGACATAGATTCAACATAATCACCAGTTGTATCAGTTCCTAAAGTAATAGAGTTAATTTGCACAACTGTATCTATATCAACATTAGTACTACCATCAAAAGATACTGAACCCACTACATCACCTGATAAAGATATGGTTCTAGCTGTAGTTAATATATCAGCAGAATCTGCATTACCTGTTAAGTCTCCAGTGACATTACCTGTAACATTACCTGTTAAGTTACCAGTAACATTCCCTGTTAAATCGCCTGTAAATGTATTAGATGCAGTAATACTAACACCTGTAGTAATCCAAGCATTATCAGCAGCGTTTCTTATCTTTAATACACTGCTAGATGTATCTACCCATAATTGATGAGCAAATGTAGTTGATGGTTCTGTTGAGCCACTATTAACAGTTGCAATAGCTAAAAGAGCATTGTTTAAATCTGCCCTAAAGTCTGCACCTGATTGGTTTGCTATGTTGTAGTCGTGTTGTGCCATAATAAAATCCTATTTTATATATCTTAAATCATTCAGGGATACTTGGAAATATAACATCAGCAATATTATTAGCTGACTGATATAAAGATGGTAAGTCTCTTAATTCCTGTCTATATGTTGCCCATTCTTGTTTTTTGGAATCAGATAAAGGACAATCATTTACTTGAGTCCAGTCTGATTCTTTTAATAATTCGTTTCTTTTGTTTCTTATTGATGGAAAAAAATCAGCAACATATTCTGTAACAGCACCATCTACTATTTTTTGTGTTGCTCTATCATAGTGTCCCTCAATAATAGCTTCTCCATCTTCAAGTAATATATCTGATAAATCTTTAAGATGGCTGCTACTTCCTTGGGAATGTATTAATCCTGTTTCAGTTTTATATATACTATATTTCATTACTTAAATCCTTATTGTGTATTGTCCACGTCTATATAAAGTGCTTGATATGTGCTGTTAAATATAGAGCCACTATTATTCCATTTAACTCTCCAATACACAGTTTCTTGCGAAGAACTCATGCCGCTTATAGTTCCCTGCCATACAAAAACATAACTTCTAAATGTTCCAGCATCAGCGTTCATTGGAGAGCCTAGACTTGTCCATGTACTATTATTAAAACTATATTCTATAGTGCCATTTCTTACATCACCTAATACAGCACTATATATAACCTGATAACCTGCACCATTCCTAACATTGTTTAATGTAGTATTCATATAAACAGCTTCAACATTGTTTTGTGTAGACCCTGGGTATGTTCCATTCCATTGACTGTTTTCTGCTGTTACTCTAAGTGGAACTGTGCCACCAGTTTGATTGATAATATCAGCACTTACATTATCAAAATGTTTTACATTTAAAGTATCAACATCAATTTTTGTTCCTGATAAATTAGTGATTCTTGCATTGTCAATAAAGACCTGACCACCACTTACAATAAAAGGACTTACACTTGTGCCAGCATCATTATCAATTTTAAAAGTATCAGCTAAGAATGATATTGTACTAGTAGCACCAGTACCAGCATCTGCATTACTTTCAAGAACCATTTGTGCTACTTTTCCATTCGCATTTAATTGCAATACATAAGCTGCTGAAGCATTGTTATTTATATCTGTTATTGCTGATGCGTTGGTTGTAACAGAAGCTGTATTACCATTAACTGTAGAGGTTAGGCTGGTTATATCAGAAGCTAAAGCTGAATCAGCACTTGCTCTTGTAGAAGCTTCAGAGGTGATAGCAGAAGTGTTGCTTCCAACTGTAGATGTTAAAGATGTAATATCTGCTGCTAGAGCATCATCTGCACTTGCCCTTGTTACTGCTTCAGAAGATATTGCTGATGTATTGCTTCCAACTGTAGATGTAAGACTTGTAATATCAGAAGCTAAAGCTGAATCAGCAGTTGCTCTAGTTGTTGCTTCAGAACTTATAGCAGTAGTGTTACTTCCAACTGTAGATGTTAAAGATGTAATGTCTGCAGCCAAGGCATCATCAGCACTTGCTCTAGTAGTTGCTTCGCTAGATATATTTGAAGTATTAGTTCCAACGGTAGAAGTTAAACTAGTTATATCTGCTGCTAAAGCTGTATCTGCAGTTGCTCTTGTTACTGATTCAGAGGTTATATCTGCTGTATTATCATTAACAGTAGAGGTTAGATTAGTAATACTTGTTGATAAGGCACTATCTGCATTTGCTCTTGTAACTGATTCAGAAGTAATAGCAGAGGTATTAGTTCCAACTGTTGCTGTTAAAGATGTAATGTCTGCTGCTAAGGCTGTATCAGCAGTTGTTCTTGCAGTTTGTTCTGTTGATATTGCAGAAGTATTTGTGCCAACTGTTGCTGTTAGGTTAGTTATTGCAGTGGCATTGGCTGATGTATCAGTTGTAAGTGTGACTATATCAGATTCGGCTGATGCAATATTAGTGCTGTTTGCGGTTACAGTAGTGCTTAATGTGTTATACAAAGTTACTAAGGAAGAATCTCTAGCTTTAACCCAGCCATTGTTAGCTGCGTTTCTTACATAAATTTGGTTGTCATCATCAGTGTCTGCCCATAAATCTTGCGATTGTAATGCTGAGCCATCAGTTCTTGTTGTTGGTGCTGAAGTAGATTTTATTAACTGAGTTGAATTAACACCACCAGCATTTATTGCAGATTGAACCTCTGCTGCTAACTTATCTAAATCAACAGCTCCATCTTGCAAATCACCAGTTCCTGTTGGTGGAGTTCCAACAGTAAAGTTTCCTGAAGTTGGGTATCTTGCTGGACTAGATTCAACGCCCAAAGTATTTAAAGAAGAAACATTAGCAACAAATGAGCCAGTAGGTATAAAAGTTAAATCACAATTCTCTACATCTACTATTTTATTCATTAATTGATTGCCTGAACTATCAACAACATTAACTCTGTATTGATAATCAGGAAAGTCAGTTGGTTCATTCCAAGATAAAAATGGCCTGCCTGTAGGACTAGAATTAGTATCAGTAAATGTTAATCCTGTTGGAGCTTTGACTGCATAAGCAGAAGGTAGGTTTGCTAATTCTTCTACTGGTTCTTGAGGTGGTACTTCCCATGTATAGACATCAAAGTATTCTATTAAACTAACTGCAACTAATCCATTTGGTTGTAATTCTAATGCTTCTACTCTACAAACCTTGCCTGAGAATCCTAGACCTGCATAAGTTAAATCTACTATGTCTCCAACATTCAATTTATACATCTCAGGAGTTCCTAAGAACTGCATAGTGGTCTGATTTCTGCTTCTAGTTAAGATTGCCTTAGCCATGTTGTAGGCTATGTAAGGGTCGCTTATATAAGGGAACTCAGCTTTTATTTCTAATATCTCATCACCATCATCTGAATAATATTCAGGACTTGCATCATGTAAAACAGTAGCTGTATCTAGTTCGTATTTCTTATTAGCATTAAAAAATTCAACTATAACTTTATTTGCCTTTTTGTCTTTATTGCCATAATCAACTGATATACCAGCATCAGAAATAATATGGTTATCATTAATACTAAATGTAGATGTTCCTGTATCTTCTATTGATAATTCATACTTACCATCTATATAAAGAAAGATACCACGCATATTTGCAAGAAGCTCTTTTGCATTATCCATGACATTTTTATTAGCATCTAAATAACCATTACAATGAAATCTTTTTACCTTAACTAAAGATGAGCCTGTTTGTGAAGAATATGTTGAGCCTAATGTGTCATTTATATAAACAATAAGCTCCTCATTTGCATCATAAAAATTATCTCTATTTATAGCTACAATTTCTTTTCCATCTATAACGCCATTACCATTTGTGTCATATATATCTATTAGTTCTCCAACTTTATTTTGCCACCAAGTAGTAGTAGCACTAGTTCCACCAATAGTTATGAAGTTATCTCCAGCGTTACCTGACCAAGTAAGAGGTTGTGCTGAACCATTAAAGTAAGGTTGGTCAACTTCTGTATCACAAACATTAGCAGCAGCAGTAAATGTACTCATGTTTATTTGTGATTGTGTTAATCCCTTACCCACTTCATTGTCGGTAATATAATTAAGGAAGCATAAAGCTGGATTATCTGAATACTTATAGGTAGATACGTCTCCAAATGTTTGATTTGTATCTCTTGGGTCAAATACTTTTTTACCCCTAACTTGAACTGTTAGTTGTGGAACGCCCTTCCAAATACCTTCTTTATCATAGCCTGCATGAAAGGCAATATAAGCAACACCATTTAGTTTGTGTGCAGAAGTCCAATTAGGCATAGAAGCTACAAGCATAGGGTCTGCTGTTTGTGTTGCAGCTCCATGATGTAGATTCATAACATATCTATATTTTTGTGTAGGACTTGTACCAAATTGACCAGCACCAGCATCAATACCAGTGCCATTTTGTGAAACTGTATTTAATGAGCCTGAACCTGAAGATATCTTATCTGAACCTATATAACCCCCATCTCTAAATCTTGCAGAGTCAGTTAAAGGATTGCCATCAAGTTCAATAGTCCTACCTAGTATTTCATCACATTCGCCAACTGATAAAGCATAAACTACATATAAATCTCTTGAGTCATTAGCAGATACATCCATATATATGACTTGAGCACCAACTCTACGAGTTCCATAAATAACAGGTAATTTTCCACCAGCAGAAGTTTTATTAGCTAAAATATCTTGACCTTTAGCCTGCATCTGTCTTGCCTGCATAAAGCCTTTAACACCTACAATTAATGTAGCTGATTGAAGTGTAAAACTAACAGGATTATTTACAGCATAGCTAACTACAGCCTTACCTACATCTAAGAAAAATTTTCCAACTGCACTCCAAAATGACATTTACATTCCCCACCTTACATCTGATTTAACTTGAGTAGCGAACTCAAAACCCTTATCCCCAGTGCTAAAACTTTGTTGTGATTCGTCAGAATAATGTCTACCTTTGGTTAAGTTCCAATTTGCCCAATGCGAAGCTACTATTAAAGATAATGTTGAACCATTAATACTTTCATCTATAGATACACTTCTTATCTGTCCTGTAAAATAGTTTATTGCACCTATAATCGTTTCATCTGAGTTGAAATAAGCCAAATATATTTCTACAGTTTTGTCTGTAAAAGAGCCATCTTGAACTAAAGACCTTACTTGGTCTGTAATGTTAGAAAATCCAATTGTAATTTCATTAACTTCTAATTGTCCTGTTTCCATAATTGCATCAACTGATAAAAAAGAGCCGCCAGCTTCATAAGAATTAGAATCATATGTAATATCTGAATACCAATCAGTAAGTCTGATAGTAGATGATAAATTAAGCTCAACTAGAAAAGCTGTCTTAGTTGCTGTTGATGATACTTGAGTTTGTAAATCAGTAGATAAACTTCTTGGCATTAGGCTATAACCTCTCTAACGTCAAATGAAATACTGTAAAAACCATTAGCACCTGTTGAATACATGATTTCATTGTTTTCTAAATAAACAGTAAAACTTGGTTTGTTTACAGTAACCGCAACATTGTCAGTTAAAGCTGTTACTAAATTAGGCGATATAAGAACAGTCAATGCTCCACCACCATCAGAATCAATATCTGATTGAACCATGTATACCTTGCTATGATTTGCAAACTTGATTAAATCCCCAGCTTTTAAAGCACCTGTTTGGTTAGCTGTAAAGCCATCTAAGGCTATAGAAGCATCTCCTGATACATGTGCTCCAACCACTTGAATATCTGTTTCTGACTTACCTGCACCTAAGTTATCTATTGGTGCAACTATTGTAAAGTCCTCAAAAGAACCTTTTTGTTTTTGTAAAAATGCAAATATTTCCTGAGCTTTTTCTTGTTGTAATGGTGGCATTGCAACTGTAAAAGAAAAATACTGAGCACCTATTTGTCTGACTTGTTTTTTACCTGATAGTGTTTGATTCAGTAGAGTAGGTCTATTGTCTTTAAAGTTAAGACTTCTAAAATTTGGGTCTGTTGGAAATTGTCCTGACATTATACTATTCCCATTTTGCCTTGATTATTCATGGCATTGTTTATGATTGATGTTATTAATCCTTTTCTTGATGCTAGTAATTGGTCAAAACCAGCAGCATCTACTGTTGATATGTTGAAGTTTACTGTTGGTGCTGATTGAGGAGTTCCCATTTGTTTCAAGTCTTGGTTGCTTACTATTTGGCCACCTTGATTTGGAATAAAAAGCTCTCTTCCTGATTCGCCAACCATGTATGGCTTGCCTGCATTAACAGAACCACCAAGAGCCTTTTTACCAAATATCCCCTGAAAGAATGACTCAACACCACCTGTAAAGGGTTTTAGTATTGCTTCTTGTAAAGCAATTCTTATGATTTGCTCTATTGCATAATCAGCAAAATCCTTAAATGCCAACTTACCATTCTTAAGACCATCAACAATTGTATCTTCTAATTTTTTTGTTGTATTTATAGCAAGATTAGAAATAGCGTCATCGGTTGCACCAAGACTATCTTTAAATGCAGAAACAGACTCTGACATGCCATTTGTAATATCACCATTATCATTATTAAGATTTCCTAACTCAAGATTAAAGTTTTTTGTAGCTTCAATAGCTGCATTAATTGCCTTTACAACTGGATTGTTTTGAGGGTCTTCCCCATTAACAGCAGTATTTAATTCTATTAATTTTGCTTTAACCTTTGTCATCTCTGTTGTTAAGTCTTCAGCACCAACTATCGCACCCTCAAACCCATCCATAAAAAATTGTTCTTCACTCATGAAGGCTTTTGCTAACTGGTTATAATATTTTTTAGTTTTCTCAAATTCAACTTTAAGTTTTTCATTTTCAGAAAAAATATCTCCAAAAATTTGTTTACCTATTTTTGTTTGCCCAAATTCAACTAGCTTTTGTTTAATACCATCAAGAAATGTTATAAAACCAATAAATGATGTTTTCATAAACTCAAGAATGTTTATAGCTAAACTTTTTCCAAAGTTTTCAAATGTTTTGTCAGCACCTTTCATTTCTGAAAGTATTGTTTCAAGTTTTGTTGCTACGCCTTCTAAAACAGGAATAAATGCAGCACTTACATTTGCTGTAATTGCTTGAATTTGTTTTTTAAGAACATTTAAAGAATCAGCAAACATTTCTGCCTTTGCGATACTTTGTTTGCTTATAATAATTCCTAGATTTTCTGCTTGCTGTTCAAACTCTCTTAATCCATCAGCACCCTCTTTTAGAGTTGAAACCAAAGACACACCCTCAGAATCAAAGAATTTAAAAGCTAGCCTAACTCTCTCACCCGAATCCTTTGTGTTCTCTAAACCATCAGCAACATCAAATAAAATATCTCTGATATCTCTTAAGTTACCATCATTATCTTTTAATTGAATCCCTAGTTGTTCAAATGCTCTTTTTGACTCTCCAGTACCCTTAGCAGCTTCTGCTGCTCTTCTTATAAATCTTTGCAGACCCATATCAAGAGCTTCCACTTTTACGCCAGTTTGTTCAGCAGCAAACCTCATGGCTTGTAAAAACTCAACCTCAATACCCAGCTTATTAGCTGTTTTACCGAGCTTGTCCATAAAGTCTACATTAACTTTAACCAGTGCAGCTAAAGCAGTTGCAGTAGCAGTTGCTGCCAAACCAACCTTAGCAACACCCATTGTAGCCTTCCCAGCTACAGAACCAACACCTTTGAGTCCTTTGGTTACGCTATCAAAAGCTGCCTTAGTTTTGTTTACTGCTGTTAATGTAAATTTTACTTTTTTATTTGCCATTGTTTCGTTTCTCTTCAGCTAACTCTAGGTAAGCTATCCATCCTTGATATTCATGGACACTAATTTCTTGAAGTTCCTCTAGGGTTTTTCCAAGTTTTTCTGCTAGTGCATATTGCACATATAAATTAGCATCCTCTATTAGTTTTTTTTCGTTTCCTCAATGGGTTCTTGACCCATGATTTGTTGTGCAACGCTAACTAATATCTCTCTATCAACATTGTTTAATAAAGCATTTTTATCTGCTAAATCAAAAAGTTTA